AAGTTTCTTGAACCCAGCTACAATCGGCTCTTTGACATATCTTTATCTCTTGTTCTTCCCTCTAACTTTCTATTTTCTCTTCTTCTTATTTTTATTTCTTTTAGGCTTGAAGAAATTCTTGCCTCGGACTGGTTTAAAGTCTGTTTTTCCGGCTACTGCTAATGCCATGCTTTCGAGCGCCTCGACTCCAAGTTTCTTTCCAGTCCACGATAAAGCTTTCTTTCCCGCTTGATTCATGATTCCTCGTCCTAACTTCTGAGCGAAATGTCCGATATCACTACCTATCGACTTAAGAGTATTCCAGAATCCGTGATGTTGGTTTTCATGGGCTCGGTTGGATAAGGTAATTGCTTTCTCGGACATTTTATCCTGAATACTATTGTGTATAGTAGGTGCTACGGGTGCGACCAAATTATGCAGAGGCTCAGTTATAATGTATTCATAATTAATCACTAAGTCAAAAGCAATTTAAGATAAAGACGAGTTGACGTTATGATATACGAAATATATATATCTAGGACACACAGTTGCATCAGCAGCACTGTTAATGAATAATCTTTCATTTGGAGTACTGGGCACATAATTCAACTAAAATCCTTCCCTGAGTGCAACGCTTTCTTAAGTATTGGGATGCTATTTGATAGCATCTATGTCCAGATTTCCTAGTTCCGTCATTAAGACATACAACTGCCCTTGTTGATTATATTCGCTGCAGGTCTCAAAGCCTTTAATATAAGCTGAGATTACACGATATTTGCCAACTTCAGCGGTCGATACAGGCGAAGCCAACAAATTGTAACTGGCGGTGAAATTCTCGGATGTTGAATTGACGACGTCTTGATAGATAGGATTATAGACATCGTTAACATTAAATCTAAATATCTTACGGTCTCCTATTGCCTATTAAGCTACTTTAGCTCTGATTTTTCCTAGGGTGACGTCTCTACGATCATTCCCAGGAATTCTAGCTATATTGTCTTTTGGATTTAAAAGTGTTTTATGGTAATTTGATAACATTAAAATTTTACTCCAGCTATCAATACTTGCTTAGCAATTGCCCATGACAGTCACGAGCTGTATTTTGTTGAAGTCATTTTCGTATTAAATCCGAAGTGAAATAGGACAGAAACCATATTCTCTAAACCTAAGGCGCACTATATATTCCAACGTATCGTTCACTTGTTACATGTGTTACCAAAATGAGCCAAAACGCTTGAAGAACTCTCTAGAAATTATCTGAAAAGAAACGTTTTTATGTAGTCTAGAGATGGACTTTGCTATTTATTCTAGTGTGAATGAGCCCTATGCTTGTAAAAACCTTGATTGTGAAACTGCTTAGGCGTGCTGTCCAATATTTCGAATCATTTTTGTCTAGTGTCCGATATAATATCTCGCATTAATCAGATAATTCTTCAAGTCAGTTAATATAAATGTCTAATCACTGAAGTAGAAGATGTCTTTCGAGCAGTAAGACGCTCTGTCCACTGACAAAATTTGATCTGAAGGAGGGCAGATCATTCCAGAGGCATAATCGGGTTGATCAATCTATTTCTTTGATTCAGCATATACCAGTTTCAAATTATTTTTGAATTTCAATGCATCTGTCAAGCTTTTGAAGCAGATTACGAAATCATCACCGCTTTTGAATCTAACATATTCTTCTTGATTTAAATTTAGAATCATTTAGGCATA